CTCCGATGTTACGCCGATTGGAAGTATCGAGAGGACCCAGCGCCTTACGAGCATCCACAGGAACTACAACTTGACACGTCAAGATTTCCTGAGCTCGATCAATGGGTGCAAAACTCTCTTAGAGGAACTGGTAGAGGTAAGTGCCCGCCTTCGGCGGATTTCATGTTCTTGACTCGGGGTCTTTGCTCTGGACATGCTCGGTTCCGCCTGGTCCGATCCGCCTCCGGCGCTCGGACCGCTACGTATGTTGACGTAAGCTGACTAAGCATAGGCCGAAGACGAAGCCTCATCCTATACGGTCCAACTAAGATAGGTAAGACCGTCTGGGCGCGATCGCTAGGCAAACACGCATACTTCGGCGGCCTATTCTCAATGGATGAGTCGATCGATGACGTCGAATATGCAGTGTTCGACGATATGCAAGGTGGTCTGAAGTTTTTTCACAGTTACAAGTTCTGGTTGGGTGCACAATCACAGTTTTACGTCACGGACAAGTACAAGGGCAAGAGACTAGTGCATTGGGGTAAACCGTGCATTTATTTGTACAACCACAACCCGCTGTGCGATGACGGGGCGGATCATGATTGGCTGATCGGTAATTGCGATATAGTGGGGCTGGACGCAGATGACTCACTTCTCGTGCCAGAAGAAGGTAGCCTCGGGGGTGAAAGTCAAGGTTGACTGGTCGTCGTTATTTCCATGCTTACGAAACATGTCAATGACATAATAATTTCCCATGCCGACTCTTCCGGTGACTGAGACAGCTGACTCTGTCATGGTTTCACCCTGCTGCTCTTCGCGATAGGCTAGATTTGACTCCATTGGGTGCCAAAGCTTGTACTCTCGTATTGTGCCGGAGTTGTTGGTTGACCGGATAATTCGGGTCTTGTCATACTTGATGGAGAAATTCTTCCGAGAGAGGGGGGCGGTGAACACGGACAGCCAGTCCTGGTTTCGCTCTCCCTCAAATAGTTCGCTTTGCAGATAGATGCCTGTTGACAATGCTGACACCATTCTGACCATTCCGCTTGAGGTTTGGCGGAAAAACGTCGCGGTATCGGGGTCGGTCTGACCGAAGTCATCCTTTGAGGTAAAACAAATGCGCCTCCATTCCCATGGGGCGGAATTATTTGTCTCCAATGTAATTCGTTCGCGTAATCCCTTGGCGTAAATTGACTCTGAGGTGCGGAGAGAAACGTCGATCTTAGATCCTCGTTGGCCCTCTGAAGTCTCGGCGGGTCGTGCTGTGGCATTCCACACGTAGAAGAACTCTGACCCGGGGTTGGTCTGTCCCACAGGAAATCGCATGACAGCTCCGGTACCAGTGTAGGTGGTCGAAAATGGGTCGGCAGCGGTCGTGTTGGTATAGGACAGCATATTATCCCGCTTTTTCTGGCTGGTCTTGTTGAGCAACACTCGAGTTGACATTGGTCGTACTCTTCGGGACACTCGGCGCCGAATGAATCCTGTCCGTTTGCGTCCATAGCGGGACTTGGCAGAGCGGGGTCGATATGCAGACTTGCGTCGGGATGACCTTCGGTAAACCATGAGGCATTTTTGCGAGTGGACGAGAAGGGGGAAAGGGCGGCCTCTTTATAGATAAATAGGTGACACTGACACCACTGAAAGGTAGAATAACATTATCTACCTTTCAGTGTCTGTCACATGACTTTTCGATTCGCAGCCAAACATGGACTCCTCACATACGCCCAAATCGGAGACCGAGACGTGGACGACTTCGGGTGGAAAGTTAGCGACATGCTTGGACGCCTTGGAGCTGAGTGCATCGTCGGCCGAGAGCTTCACGCTGATGGAGGAGTGCATATACATGCTTTCTTCATGTTCGAACGGAAGTTCCAATCACGAAATGTCCGTATTTTTGATATGGATGGATGTCACCCAAACATTGTCCGTGGGTACTCAAATCCTGAGGATGGAGCGCGATACGCTATCAAGGAGGGCAACGTTATTGCTGGAGGACTCGATGTGGACAGCCTTGGAACAACAGTGGTTGGATCTAAAACTGTCTGGGCTGAGATCCTCTTGGCGGAAACTCGAGACGAATTTTTTGAAGTTTGTGCGCGTCTGGCACCAAGGGCACTTCTGTGCTCATTCACTTCACTCCGATGTTACGCCGATTGGAAGTATCGAGAGGACCCAGCGCCTTACGAGCATCCACAGGAAC